ACTCTGGGCTTCTTTCCTCAAGTTCCTTATTAAACTCTGCCGCCGCCGCAATTTTCTTGTTTGATTCTTCTTGTTGCTTATTTAGCTTTGAGAGTGAATCTGAAAGCTCTTTGTTTGCTTCAATTTGTTCTTGAGTTGCCTGTGCTAATCTTCGCCTATCAACTGTCAACTGACCTGCTGTGACTGTTGATATCTCCATACTCCGATTGAGTTGTTCTTGTGCTTTCCTTGCTCTCTCATCAGCCTTATAAGCTTTGATAGTAACGTCCCTTAACTTCTCTTGTGCAAATTGTAGCTTCTCTTTTGATATCTGTGCTTTTATTGTCATCATCGAAAACTTTTGTAGTTCTGATGTTGCAGGCTTCACACCTTTCTCACTCAGTGCTTCAAGTTTGCTTTGTAGATCACCCGCCGCCGCCGCCATTGCGCTCTCATTCTCTTCGGCTTCTTGAGCCGCTCCACTGATCAGTTTAAACACTTCATACAGTGCGAAACCTGCTGTCACTACTGCACCGATGGGACCGAGTAGGGCCATTAATCCACTAGCACCAGTTGTGCCTAGTGACATGATACCCGTCTTCAATTCAGAGAATGAATCTTTTAATCCAAACACAGACTCACCAAGCTCACCAATACCTTCACCAAGTTTCTCATTTGAGAAGTGCATTGAGTCAACGAGAGTCTTCCCTGCTTCACCTATTGAACCTATACCCTCACGTACATCCTTAGTTCCTGTGAGTTCAACTTCTATTTCAACGGTTCCACCATTCGCCATGTTACACCTCGTTTAACGCTTGCTCGTGTTGACGTGCTGTCATTTGCGTTTGATTATATTCTATTATTTCTAAGGATTCAATAATAGCACAAGTAGGACGTGGATATATGTCTTCAATTTTGATGAGTCCTGACTTTATCCTTCCGTAGTTCGTGACTATTGAAGCAACACGATTCATGTCTGCGATAGGACAAGAACGTATCTTCAAATCACTGTATGCTTCACCACTATTCGGAGCTATCCTATAACCAGGCATATACAACCCAAGGTCATCCTTACGAACCTGCGACAAAGATGACAGGAACGATCCACCACAATTTCCTCGTTGACGCCTCAGTGTTGGATTGTTCTTGCACTGTTCACAGTTCCACCCTCTACCCTGTGAGAAGCTTGTCCACACAGTAGAGGCGAGTGCTACTTTCCCGCATCACCTACTAATGAAGCACGCTGAATGTGAAGCACCAACTCGGTGATTGTGCCAATGCGCAAAGCATCAGGACGAATCGTTTGAATCATGTCAACACTTGCGTCTTCATCATTGATCTTAACTAGTGATTCACGAATCATCTCAATATATACTCTTGAGATATATGACTCATAGGATGCTAGTGCCTCACGCTCATCAACGGCAAGCTTATGATGCCATCTCGCTTTCTTAAGTGTATCATTGGGAGCTTCTACCCAAAGATACCGACCAAGCTCCGAACGACTAAAGGCACCCGCACGTATCTCAGCTTGTTCTCGTTCAGCAGGGCCCAACGGTTTAAGGGTGAACCTGGTTGCATCTTCTCCAACATTATCCAACTTGGACATGTCACCTGTGTTCAAGTAGTCTGCCCTTTGTTCGTCGTTGCATGACACTGATGGATCAGAGGTGACAACTACAATAAAAGTCTGGTCGGTTGATGTAAGAAAATGCAAAGCCATGATTGTTCCCTATAGTCCTAAAGACAAGCGAAAAGGTGAACAGCCTGCACCGCTTTCATAAGCCGCACCGCCGTTGACATCTCCTGCGTATCTTGATTGCTTGTATGTTAATGTTTGTCTTACGATATCGTTGCCACTCACATCATATTGACTTGGGTCATTTGCAAGTTGAGCGGCAGGTATCATGAAAGCACAACCTTCGCCGTCGGCTTGAGGTCCTGTACCTACTAACACTTGACGAACCGTTCTGTTGAAATAATCATTACTGATCGCTGTGTTGACAGTAGACAAAGTCAAGCTCAACTCAACATCAATATCAGTGATTTCCATGTTGCTCATTGCGAGGATTGATTCACTATGACCTAGTGGGGTCAATGTGTTTGTCACTGTTAAAGTGAAGTCTTCACAATCCAAAGTAGTACGTGCCAATGCATTAGCAGTAGTCGCATTGCTCAATGATGAAGGAGATGTCGAGGATATAACAACATAGCTATTTCTAAAGAATGGGGGAGCACCTGCGTTGTACGTTGGTTCGATTGGTCCCACTGCGCTAGCATGATCATCTTGAATGAGTGCGGCTTGATAAGTTAAATCAGCCATAAGTCTACCACTATCAAGCGAGATGCTGAGTGATTCAAGTACGCAACCATAAGCATATGATCTGAAGTTTACACCATCAACACGAAACGACAATGAATGAGTTCGTGTACCTGTTACTGTTCTACTGCCTGGATACCATGTTTGAGTTCCACGCACAGCAGGAGTTGTCGCTGTGAAGCCTGCTGAAAATGCAGGAGATACAGTGATGTCCGTCCCACTGACTTCAGTGATTGCAGAGTATTCAACAGCACCGTTCAACACAGAACTCAACAGTGTTCCGATGTCTGTCGCGGCAAAGCCTGCCGCCGCAAAATTATTTACATCAGTAACACCGCTTGCAGTTACACTCGCGACACTACCAAGTTGAGTCAAGAATCCTGCGCCTAAAAGGTATCCAAGATAATTGGTGTTATAGTTCGATGGTGAACTCCCAATCGTCGATAGATCAACACGTAAGTTGACTGTACCTGTACGACGGCGGACACGACTACCACTTGAGAAGACTGTGTCGGGTTCTGGTGGTAAGAAGTATGAACCATCACGTGCATCGTTGCGTTCACTTGCTACGACATCACCATAGATCAGAATGGGATCACGCTCACAAGGAATTGATACATATGACAACCCACTGTTATCAGGTAGGTTTGTGGTTGCTGATAATGAACCGAAAGCGGATTCAACTGCAACACTTAAAGATCTATGAGTTACGCTCATTTTAAGCCTCCAAATATAAAAGATCAAAGGGAACAACTAGCAAGTGACCTATGGTCTCACCTGTGTTGTCTGTGATTTCTTCAGCACGTGCTTGTAAAGGTATCACACTGATAATGCCTGTTGTATTAAATTCATATTGAGGACCTTTAATGGTATCAATGATTTTGCCTGCATCCTCATTCATCATCCTCATTCTGAATCCATGCTCTTTGGGTATAGCATAACGAATAACAGTATCAACAGATACTCTCTTCCTCCCACTTAGTCCCGCACTACCATCATCCATAGCCATAGTTGTAAGCTCGAAAGCAAATTGACGTTGACCTTCAAACCTCGATTGAAGAGGTGAGGTTATACCTGTTCCATCATCGATGCATACAAATCCATTGTGACTATCAGTCTTTGGATCAATAGCCTCGATCATGCTTTTCAGTTTTATCAGTGATTCAAATATTCCTCGACTCATCGTTTACGCTTCTTTCTTAGCTTCTCAGAGATGTCAATTGATACAGCCTCAACGATTATGTCTATCTCATCATTGGTCAATCCGAGATACTCTCTATCCACATTTACAGCATATCCATAATGTTGCACATGCTTGGTCAATCCTATGGTGAACTTGGATTCTGTTGCAGACAACACAACGAGGTTGTTCATAAGTTGACCAGATAAGACAAGGTCAACCTCAGCACTCTTCGCTCGTTTGTTTCGCTTGCGTGAGTCGTGCTTGTATTGTTGATACCCTCCTTGATAAAAGACTGACTTACCTGTGCGTGACTTTCGTGTTCCACCTTTTGGTTTCAATCTTGCACCACGAAAAGAGACATACAACGGCTTTGTCGAGTAGTCATCAAACTTCTTACCATTCGCATCGATGCCCTTTGAGGTTCTTAGTTTAACACTAGCCAAAGTATTAGATGCCAACATCTTGGTGTCCTTGGCAGTCCATACGCTACCAGGTAAATTGAGATTTACTTTGTTAGGCATGGTTAGTGCCTCATGGATCTTGTCGGTGAGAAGCTAGCACCGTACTCAGTTTTTGTGTATGTCTTCCAACCCGCACGAAAGTCCGTTGACTTACCTCCAGACTTCTCAAGATCGATCTCACCATTGTCGATAACACCATCACCATTAATGTCAAGGTCAACTGAACGAAGAGCAATGTCCATCAACTCCATGCAACGATTCTTCATTGCTTCGGCAACATCAAGTTGTAAGTTCATTTCATATATTCGAGATGCTGTACAATATGCATGGCACAATTGGAATGACTCTGCATTGAAGATCTCATCTTCTGTTACATCTGAAGCTTGTAGTCGTTCACGTAACATCAAAGATAATTCATCAAGCGAAGACTCGATCTGTGGAAGAAAATCAGATTGTCGACGTGGCACCATGTCTGCGAGTGAAGCAAATCGATCAACCAACGAATCATGACTCAACCCTGTATCGAAAGGACGAGGAGTGACTTTGATTACCCCCTTATCCAACTTGGATAAATTGTTTTGTCCGAGATCGACGGTGTAACTAATCAAGTATTGAAAAGTTCCAGATGTGCTTGTCACGTCGCTAGACTGTGCCTCGTAGTACCACATAGCAAACTCAATGCTAGCTGATGTGGATAAATCAATCTCACGTGATAACGGTTCAGCAAGTACAGCTGTTGTCCCCACGATACGAACGATCTTGATTGAGTACCAAGCATCTCCATTACTCTTTAAGAATGCAAGTGCTTGATCTCTTTGAAGTGCATCACTTGAAGCAATAGTCAAGGTGCGTCTATCATTGCCAATAGCAGTGACAGAGATATCAGCCCTTGAGTGACTCATGTTGGATGTAACTGTGCTTGATGCTTTGAAGGTGATCGATGGAGTGCCATTGATTGGTTTTGGTGCATTCCATTCGAACATGTAATTTTGATTTGTTACTGCTTTGCGTATCATCGCTTACCTCCTGCATTTGCTTTGTTGATGTCTGCCGTTGTTGCCTTGGGTAGTTTAGCCGCTTTCATAAATCCTTTTGATATGGGACTCCATGAATGTCGACAGTTATATCCTCCACCACCAGTGCGAACAGGTAGGCCTTGACCATTGCTTAGCTTCTTCATTTGTGCTTCACTCACGACCTTGCCAACCAAAGGACTACAGAACTTTCTTGTCAACCCATCGTCTGGACCTGTGTATAAATAAAGGTTCAGTCCTGCCTCTTCAGCTATCGACGCAGTAACGGCACGACCAAACATTGAGATCTTTGTGTTGATCTCTGTGAGTTGTCGACCTGTTGCTTGTTGCATCTTTTGAGCAAGTGAGGATATGGCGACGGAGGCAGGTACATCCAAAGTCATTGCAGTCAATGAGTCTCGTACACCATTGGCAACAGTAGGGATCACAACATCATCGAAGATTTGTTGAACTGTTGCAGTCTGCATAATGTCGAGCTTTTGTTGTATAGGTATCAACCCAAGGTCTGGCTGTACTATCTTAGCAGTGTTCTCAACGGCTTTGGATATTAGGTCAGTCTGTTCGATGAACTCATCAATGGACTGATCAAACCCGCCGCGAATTATAAACTCAATCATTTGATCCCTAGGTAGAGATAACAAAGTCAATGGGTCTGTTGCTTTCACTGCATCATCTAAAGTTTTTAAAAATCTAGTTCTCGATTTTGCGAGGACTGATTTCATTTGCTTCTCTGCTTTGATCAAAGTCTTAAGTTCTTTGATCTTGGATTTTGTTAATTGTGCGACTTCTCCTGATTGACCTTTGAGTTGTTTCGAAAGATCTTCAACGGCACGTTTGTCCGCATCTTTTTCAGCTAGTAAGTTTACTTCGTGGTTGTCGCACATGTCATCCCTTTAGAGTGTATTACACTAAGCAGTCAGTAAGGATGTATCCAAGTGTTGAGTCAATAGCTTTGAACTGTTGAACTTCTTCAGCATAAACATATCGACGAGTTGAATCTAGAGAATCATATTGACCCGCAACCATTCCACCGAAATCGAAGTTCAAAGCGGCAACAGGCATGCCCTTAACATTACCACTTTTTTGAACGATCGCATCAGCACCCTTGAGGATACCCATGAAGATTGTCTCAGTGTTCCAAATTTGTGATTCGCTTGAAGTCGCACCAGGTACAGCAGTCTCACGACGAGCTTCACCAACATAGATGTTCGGAATACCTAAGATATCACGCAACACAGTTTTCACAGCTTCATCATTCATGATCATACTACCACCCGACGCAAGTCCTTGAGCCGCAGTACCTGCATATCCTCTGACTTCTGGGTTACGAGCTAATGCACGAAATACACCACGACCGAAAACGAGAGTATCAGCATTGATGCCATGAGCCGCCGCGAATACTAGGTCCTTGAGTTTGTCAAGTCCTGTTAGCGCATCAGTGCCCGCCGCATCAACCTTGCCGAGCATGACATTTGTACAAGTGTCATTTGAGAATGAGCCTGTATCGAAGATCAAGTCAGCTGCTCTTTTCTCTTTTGCTAACATCATTACACGACGTACTTTACGAGCGATGCGAGCTTCTTCTCCACCAGGGTATTGGCTATCGATGATGTCTTCCATCGCGATGCTGTCTTGTGCAGAAAAGATCTTTGCTTTGAAGGTAAGATTTGTGCGATCAAAACTTCCGATGTTCGCACGACCTGCACCAGGAGCACGCTCAAGGTCTAGACCAACACCTGCACCCATGAAGTTACGAGAGTTTTCTAAAAGAAATGTTCCACTTCTTTCAGGTACTTTCACGTTTTCAAAGATTTGATTTGCAATCAGCTGGTTGTCACTAGGCACTACCTCAGAGACAAGGCTTGTGAGTATCTGATCGACTGGATGAATTGTACTATATGAACTAGCCATCTATAATCTCCTTAAGGAATCAAGTTGTTTGGGCCTGTGAAAACGATTGAGAATTGATCGTTTGCCGCCGCACTTGTTTGGTTGATGTTAGGAATGATACGACCGATTGCATAGTTGCCACTTGTCGCATGACTTACAACTGTGCCCGCTGTTGTAGCCATGACAAGAGCAGCAGTGTTGAAAGTGATTGAGCCACCTGCAATGATACGAGATACACCGCTGATGATAACGTCAACAGGTTCACCCGCTGAAGCACCACGTTGCGCGACACCAATACAAGCTTTGTCTGTTGCCGCTGTAGTAACTGCAACTTTGCCGTTGCCATCGATTGAAACAAGAGCAAACTCAGTGATGGTGCTTGCTGCGATAAATGATTGTACTATATTGTTAGCCATGATTATCCTCCGAATGCTTGACGATAAAAGTCTGGTTGTTGTTCGCGGAACAAGCTTAATGCGTCGCTATATCCGATTTTCTTTTCTTCAGCTAAGGCACGAACTTTTTGGTCAAGTGTTCCCTTGCTAATCTCTTGACCGCTTGCACCATGACCGACCTCATCCAATGGCACACTTGAGTTCACAGGACGCTCGCTGAACATGTTCCAAAATTCTGGTTGTAGTTCACGAATGTTCCAAGCTTTAGAAGCAACGTCTTTCTCTGCAACACTGATCTTGCCTTCACGAAGTAAAGAGCTGACAGCTTCATCACATTTGATTCTTGTGTTCTCAGCTTCAAGATTCTTAACAGACTCACGAAGTGCTTGAACTTCATTTAACAAAGCAACGTCTTGACGAAAGTTCTCACTCATTTTGTTGTGATCCTTTTCATCTTCTTCCTTCATTTTCTTTTCGTCTTCTTTTTCAGCTTTCTTCTCGCTGTCATCTTCAAGCTCAGTCTTCTTCTCAGCTTCATCATTTTCAGCGTTCATTGTTGCATCTTGTTCGTCTTTCATTTCCTTGAGTTTTTCTTCAAGTTCTTTGACGAGTTCATCTTTTGCCGCAAGCTTGGCTTGCAGTTCTTTGACTTGTTCTTCCATAAGGTCCTCGCTTAGTGTGATACGGTCAATTTTGTTGTGTGATTGTGCGGGACGAGGAGTTAATGTGATAGCGAGTAATTGAGCATCGCCAACCTTATCACCTCCATCCCTCGTAAATATCTCTCCATGGATATATTCTGGTGAACTCCAAAGGATTCCTCCAGACTTCTCAACGACCTTCAAGCCTTCCTCGTTATAGGCAGGTACAGCATAGAGGCCATCGTCTTTGACTTCGAGATCTATTATCATTCCAAGTGCAATACCTGACTCAGGTGGAGCAGGTGACTTCCCTTGAAACGGTGAGGTCGCATGTTGCCAATCAATAATGACAGGATCATTGACCTTGCGTTCATTGAATACTCGAACAAGTTCATTGAGAAGATCGACACTGATCTCCTTGCCAATAGCGTCCCCACTCATGCGAGAACTTACTTGTCCTAGTGACAATGTTTTGAATGTTTTACCAATGGTCAAGCCTTCAGGAACATCATACTCATTGAGTGCGTTCACTTGGATTGCTTCACCATAGGCACGTAGTTTTTGATTCTTCTCATCGACTGACTTCATTTGTTTCACTACCTTTCGAGCAAAAGCAAAACCTGCGTCTCCACCCCAACCATCCCAAGCTTGTCGACCCTTGCCATACTCATCCCACGTCGATCCTTTTTTGTCGACCTCATGACGTGTGAAGTATGCGAGCATACGCTTGACGGTGTCTGGTGATAATGTCTTGCCGTTTGCTAAATCACGAGCACGAGC